CTAGAGCTGCAACTACTCGGGATTCCGAGAAACGAACCAACAAACCTTGGGCACCGCCCTCAATGTTGGACGCTCCTGAGCCACCGCCAGGATATCATTATCGGTGGATTCGTGAGGCCGCAGGCGGTCAAGGCGATGCAACAAATATGAGTAAACGGATGCGTGAAGGTTATGAGCCTGTTCGTGCAGAAGATCACCCAGAGTTTGCAGCGCCAACTGTTCAAGATGGTCAGCACGCTGGTGTTATAGGCGTAGGTGGATTGATCCTAGCCAAGATCCCGAACGAGACTGTGGATCAGAGAAATGAGTACTACCGTAATCAAACGGAAGGACAAATGGATTCTGTAGACAATAATCTCATGCGGGAAAGTGACCCTTCAATGCCGATGGGTTCTCCACAACGTAAGTCAACGACTACGTTTGGAAGTCCAGATGCAAAGAATGGTTAATATTTTGTTAACTTTATAAAGGAGGTATTTAGCAATGGCTAATACTGATAACCCAAATGGGTTTACTCCTGCTTACCACATGACTGGCGGTACTATTCGTATGACCGAAATGCGTATCGCTGATGACTATGCCACTAGTATTTATTCTGGTGACATTGTAAAAGTGGTTGCAGCTGGAGTTATTGAACGTAGTGCAGCTTCCGATGCATCTGTTGGTGTATTCGCAGGTTGTTCCTACACGAAAGACAATGGTGAGGTAGTGTTCAGTCAATACTGGCCTGCATCTACCAGTGTTAATGGTTCGTATGCAACTGCGTATGTATATAGTGATCCTCAGATCGTATATCGTGCACAGTTTACTGCGGCTTCTGGAATCGCTGAGATTGGATCTCGTGCTGACGTACTGGCAACAGCAGGTAGCACAACTAATGGTCGCTCTTCTGAAGAGATTGACTCTAGTGATCTAACCGACGCACTGTTGAAGGTAATCGACTTTGTTGACTCTCCTGATAATGATCCTGCATCTAATAATGCAGAAGCATATGTCATGATTGCTGAGCATCAGTTCGCACCTTCAGCACTTAGCGCTGACGTATAAGGAGACTGACTAATGGCTATTAATCGCGCACAACTCGTTAAAGAGCTGGAGCCCGGTCTGAACGCCCTGTTCGGTCTGGAATACCAGCAATATGGTGATGAAACTGGAATTATCTTCGACACTGAAAGTTCTGATAGAGCTTTTGAAGAAGAGGTAATGCTCGGTGGATTCGGAGCGGCTCCGACTAAGGGTGAAGGTGCAGGCGTTACTTATGACGCAGCACAGGAAGCCTGGACTGCTCGTTACTCTCACGAGACAATCGCACTTGCGTTCTCACTGACTGAGGAAGCTATCGAAGATAATCTCTACGACAAGCTCTCTTCACGTTATACGAAAGCACTTGCTCGTTCTATGGCTCATACCAAGAACGTCAAGGGTGCTGCTGTTCTCAACAATGCATTCAGCTCCAGTTATACTGGCGGTGACAGCACTGAGCTTTGTTCTACAAGCCATCCTCTGCTTAGCGGTGGCAGCTTGTCTAACCATCTCACTACTGCTGCTGACTTGAATGAGACTTCACTAGAATCTGCACTCATTCAGATTGCCGACATGGTTGATGAGCGTGGTCTAAAGGCAGCCGTTCGCGGTATGTCTCTGATCATTCCATCAGAGTTGGCATTTGTTGCTGAGCGTGTTCTGAAGTCTGAACTTCGCACAGCAACTGCAGACAATGATATTAACGCTATTCGCTCTAAGGGTATGCTCCCAGGTGGATATGATGTTAACCATTATCTGACAGATAGTGATGCTTGGTTCATCAAGACTGACGCACCTAATGGTTTGAAGCACTTCCAGCGTGCATCTATGAAGACCGGAATGGAAGGAGACTTCGAGACCGGTAACGTTAGATATAAAGCGCGCGAAAGGTACAGTTTTGGGTGGAGTGACCCCAGGGCGATCTTCGGATCACCAGGCGCATAAGCACTTGGTAATTAAAAGCCCTCTTCGGAGGGCTTTTTTAATACCTAAAATAAATTCTTGTAACATGTGGCTCCCTCTTGTTACACTCCCATATACAGATCCTTAACACTAGCTCGGAGTTAAGGAGTTGACTGACACAAAACAGGAGAAATTGATATGAGCGGCACTGGATTTAGCGGACCTATTAGACTTGGTTCAGGTTCAATCGAAACACTAGCAGCAGCAAAGACTCTTACCAGCGATGATAACGGTAAGACTTTTCTGCTTAATCTCGCAGGAGGCTTCACTGTAACGCTTCCCGCACATTCTGCAGGACTTCGTTTCAAGTTCTTCGCAAAGACTCAACCTACTACTGCGTACATCGTAGCAGCAGCTACAGCTGATGCTGATACCATTGTTGGTAGCTTTAGTTCTTCTGATCTTGACGCTGCATCTGATGCGGACGGAGAAACAGCTGGAGGCGATCAGATTAACTTCGTTGCTTCTACTGCAGTAGTTGGCGATTGGGTTGAACTTGTTTCCGACGGAACTAACTGGTATACAAGTGGCCACTGTACAGCAGTTGGCGGACTGACTATTACTGGTTAATCTTTTGAATGAGGGGACGCATGGTCCCCTCTCTTAAAGGAGATTGATCATGCATAGTGATAGTAAAACAACCACAGTAACCGCCAGTGGTGCAGTATTCGGCGGTCCTTCGCGTGTTGTAGGAATTTATTATGTAGCTAGTGGTGTTGCAGGGAGTGTTGTAATCAAGGACGGAGGTTCCGGTGGAACTACCCTTGCTACGATTGCGACCCCAGCATCAGCAACCGCTACACAGTATATTGATCTTAGTCGCTCACCAATTCGGTGTGAGACAAGTTCGTATGCAACACTTTCGAATGTAACCTCATGTATGGTGGTCTATAACTAATGGCCACATCGGGCACCAAGACTTTTAAGCTTGATGTCTCTGATCTAATTGAGGAGGCATATGAGCGGTGTGGTCTTGAAATGAGATCGGGTTACGATGCGCGTACTGCGCGTCGTAGTCTAAATATCCTCATGTCAGACTGGTCTAATCGTGGGATTAATCTCTGGACGATTGATAAGACTACAACCACCCTGACGGAATCTGATAATACAGAAACTCTATCAGCTTCAATTGTAGATATTACGGATATGTCTTTACAGCGTGATAGTACAGACTACACAATGGAAAGGCTCTCTCGCTCTGAATATCATGCTTTACCCAAGAAGAGTACAGAAGGTAGACCGACCCAGTATTTCCTGGATCGACAAGCAACCCCTATATTGTATCTATATCCTACTCCTGAGAATAGCACTGATAAGATCATCTACTACGCAACAACCAGAGTAGAAGATGCTAACACCTTAACAAATGATGTCGATATCCCTGCTCGGTTTATCGCACCACTTGTCAGTGGGCTGTCCTATCAGCTCTCTATCAAGAAAGCTCCCGAACGTGCACAGGCTCTCAAGGCAATTTATGAGGAAGAGATGCAGCGTGCTGAGTTCGAAGATCGAGAGAAGGTGAGTCTTCGTTTAGTGCCAGCAAGGGGTAGATAATGAGTATATTCGGAAATAAAACCATGGTACGAAATGCATTTGCTCCTAATCGAGAGACGCATCTCTATTTTGATGACCCACAGGGGAATCAAGTTGGTTATAAAAACACTCGGGTAGGGAATAAGGTAGCGGGAATTGTAGGGTTGATACAAGCAATGGGCGGTGAGTTTAAGGACTCAGAGGGTAATTCCCCTCCGCCTGATTTTTCTGAGAACCTGGGAAGACAAGGCGATCCTGATCAACGTTACCATTTTCAACGCATAGGTGGGGGTGAGGAGCATCCAGGCTTTTATGTGGGAGGGGCGAACTTAGGGAATATCGGCAAAGCTGGTTTTATGCAACAGGTCATACAGAATAATCCCGATTGGCAATTTGGTCAAACCTGGGGGCAAAATCGATATAACCTAACCCCTGCTTCATTGCCAGCTTCATTAAGACACCCTTCTACATTTACACAAAACCGTAAAATGATTGGGGGTAGACCCCACGAATGGAACGGAACAGAATGGGTACCAGTAACGGGGTATTAAATGGCATATGCAGCAGGTAAATACTCCAGGGCAATGTGTGATCGATGTGGGTTTGAAATGGCCTACAGCGATCTTATCGAAGAGTGGACGGGGTTCAAAGTCTGCTCAGATTGTTTTGACACTAAGCATCCTCAAGATTTCCCTGGTCGTCATAAAGCAGATGCAGAGATATTACGAGATGCTCG